CGTCGTCAGCGGACTTCTTCGCTTCCTTGTTTGCGGCTTTTCTTGCGCTGGTTAACCGCTCTGTTTCAGCGTATTGAGCCGCAAGGGCCTTTCTTTTTTTCTCATCAGTAATCCCGGCATCATCAGCATCGAATTGCGCCTGCAGTCTTGCTCTTGCTTCACCCTCCAGTTTTGAAAGAGCAAGGCGGCGTTCGGCGTTCTGAATGAGTTTCTTCGCTTCGGGGGAATCTTCCGGTTCCGCAGGTTGTTTATTCCCAACGTTCGCGGCTTTTTTATTGAGTTTATCCAGAACTTCGATCGTTGAAGCCATCGCAATAATAGCGCTTTGGCTTGCTCCAGGAATTACATTCTTGAGGTTGTTTTCAAGGATCGCAAAGGCCGCATCGGACTCCCTCGCTTTCTGATTAAGCTGCTCTTGAATAAGAGCCTGCTTTTCCAGAGTGGAGCGCAGTGTATTTGATGTGTCATTAACATCAGCAGTTTTCGCATTCAGCTCGCGAAGTGATTGTGTAACCCTTCTTTGTGCATCTTCAATCACCTGCAGCGGCGCGCCGGATTCGCGCAATCCTTCGAGTTGTCGTTGGTATTCTTCTAAATTTTTGCGTGCACTATCCTGCTCTTTTACTTGGTCTTTAAACTGTTCGTTAAGAGCTTCAATAGACGTGGCAGTGTTGTCCAGAGTTTTTCTGAGCTGGATTTGGTCCATCTCCTTCATTCTGGATATTACATCGTCCAGAGAACTGGCGAAGTTGATTGCTTCTTCTTTTGCCTGTTTTGTGGTTTGCCACCAGTACAGCAGAGCTCCGGCGGCTATCATCACAACACCCGCAGTGCCGCCAATTAACGAGAAAGCATTACGCAACAACCCCATACTTACCGAGGCGGCACTCGTTGCAGCTGCGGCTCGGGTCGATGCCGCCGCCTGGGCTAACTCTGCCTCTGCATATGCGAGAGAGGTGGTTGTCGCTTTGGTTTTCGCAGCAATCAACCCCTCCAGCGCAAAGGTTTCAGCCGCAGTACCTTTCGCTACGTTATATTCTGCCTGAGCCAGATTAAGTGCCGAAATAGCTGCCTCTTTATCAGCAAATGCCCGACGCTGCGTGGCATTTGCTGAGAAGAGTGCAGCCTGAGCCGCCTGATTTTCGGCGGTTATCATCTGGCGGTTTGCAGCAATGTGCTGAACTTTACTGGCTATACCGGTTTTCAAGGCGCCCGCATATCGTCCAGCCAGTACAAGCGCGAAAGCCTTTGCGGCAATGGTTGCTGTATCAATAAAGCCCGCCATTTCTTCGGAATCTCGTCCAAATTCCAGAATAGTGTCGGCGGCGGCAATCAATCCATTGGTAAAAGTTTGCAGTGCGCCGGTTTGGTTTTCGAGTGAAACAAGCACTTCGGTAAATGCCGTTTTCATCCTCACTCCCGCATCAGTGAGGTTGTTAGACATTCCCGCCGCAGCCGCGGCATTCTCATCAATAGATTGACGTAAACCTTCGCTAAGTTCTGAAGCTGTCAACTTACCGGCGGCACCCAATGCGCGCACTTCAGCAGCCGTTTTGCCGCTGGCGCTAGCAATGTCGTTGATAACTGTAGGGATAGCGGTTGTGATGGATTCCCACTGGTCAGATGAAACTTTCCCGGTATTTATCGCCTTAGTAAAAGCACTGATAGCTGATTCGGCCCGGTCCGCGCTGGCGGCGTTCTTCACGAACGCATAAGACATTGAGTCCTGAACATCAATTGCCTGCTCGGTAGAATAACCCATGCTACGCAGTCCATCGGCGCTTCTGATATAAAGTTCCTGAGCTTCAGAAAGCGATCGATAGGTGCCATTTGCAGTACTAAGCAAACGCTTTTGTACATGCTCGAATTCTTCCTGGCTCGTTGTTGCCATCTGAACCCGCTCAGCCATTTCTTGATAACTCTGAACCATCTTTGCCATTTCGCGCAAAGCACCAGCGGCAAAAATTAATTTTAGCGTTGCAGCAAGTTTCGAAAGCGTAGTGTTTAGGTTATCGGCTGATTCATCGGTATCATCAAAATTACTCTGGAGATCGTTTGTCATGTCGACGACGTTACGGCCAGCAGCAAGGAGTTGGGCCGTATCAGCGCGAATGATGTAAACAATTTCACCTACGTTTTCGGTCATTTACTTTTCTCCGGGAAATAAAAAACCCCGCCGAGGCGGGGTTGATAATATTCGAAGTGTTATATTTTACCTGTAATAAAATACTCTAAATACTTTAGCTTATTTATTAAATTACTCTTTCCAGCATCAGATGCTTTTGCATTTGAAAGGAGGGTGATATCAAAGTCACTGATTTGTTTATTATCTATATTTACAGATTTAATTCTGTAACTAGCGTTACCAGCATCACCCAATATTGCGTATAAGCAATATGTCGTACCGCTTAAGCTGACCCCGTAAGAGTTTTGAGCTTCTTGCTGAATAGTTACGTTAGCCTGCCTGTAAGGTATTTCGCCTGACATAATATCATTTCTGAGGCTTTCCTCTTTAAAATCTTTGACGCCAAGTTCTGGAAGGCCTATCACCATTTTTATTTGTGAAGAATTCATTTTATAACTACCAGGAGACTTCATTGCACCTCTGGTAATATCGCTACAGAGCTTAATCAAACCAGCCTGCTCAGATTTTACATCTGGAACGAGAAGTATAGTTGCAAGTGTTATAACAAACACCGCACAAATCGCACCTATAATAATTTTGATTTTCTTCACATCCCTATCCCTATTGGTAAAAGTTACCCTAATGCTAACAGGGGAGCGCGTCAGCGCAACGGGCAGGATTGATTTTTTGACATCAATCATGCTTGCGAACGAATAGATCACCTCGTCCAGTCATAAACTGGCGTATGCATAACTCACCATGTAGCCTGATAAAAAAACCAGTCAGGGAAGCTAAAATGGAACAGCTAATTTCAGCGATTGCGCGAATCTCCGGTATGAACAGCCATCAAATTGTGGATCTTCACATTTCGCTAATTAAGGAGATAAAAGCACAGTACAAACTCAGAGCAAACCCCGTCAACCTTGAGAACACTATAGCACTGTGTGAAAAATCAATAGCCATCTCAGCGCTTGTTATCGAGGCAATGAAAAGAAATCACCGCGACCAGTGCGATGAATATGCCAGGGTAACAGGCAAGTTATCGCCAAACTCAAAATTTTGTTATCCCGGTCACCACCCAGCACACCAGCTTTGCGTGATCTTGCGAAAGCAAGGGAACATGAAGCGCGCTAAAGAAATAGAAGCCAAAATGAAACGCGAGGGCTGGGGCAGCGGTCGCCATTAAACCGGATTTAATGCAGCCCGTTGCGCTGCGCATCGAGTGCAAACATTTTCTCAGCCCAGTCCATAGCCTCATCGTAATGCTGCTCGGTCGGGATTTTCGCGGCTTCCTTCGGCGGATACTTGGCGTTCATTGCCGCCCTGAAGCTGGTCATGGTCATGTTCCAGGCATCGGACTCGCTCATGCCCAGGTGCGCCACGGCCAGATAAACGAAAGACCGGGCATCGAATTTCCCCGAGTATTCGCCTTCACCTTTGCTGGCGGCTTCCTGCGGCTGGTCGCCCACAACCCCATGGCGAATAAGATGGCGCGCCAGCTGGAT